CACAGATCGACGAGCTGCAGCAAGCAGTCGATCGGCTCGCTCCTGCAAAGCGGTGAGGACAGTCAGGATTTCGCTCTCGTCAGGCATGGCCAGACCATAGAGCGAGGGTGCGCGCAAGTGCCCCCCCACGGACAGGCTCGGGCGCATCGTCGGTCATGCCTTAGCGTCGCGCACAACATGACCACCATGTCAGACCACGTTGCGCGTGTCGCGCGCGACACTCAGCCGATCACGTCGGCGATGACGTCGGCAGCGGCAGCATCGGCGCCGCTGACGACATGCGCGTAGGTGCGCAGCGTCGTGGTCGTCGATGCGTGGCCGAGACGGCCGGCGACGGTCACCGGCGACACGCCACGCTCGAGCAGCTGCGACGCCATCGCGTGCCGCAGATCGTGCAGCCGCACCCCGTCGACCCCGGCCCGGGCGCAGAGCCGCTGGAACCGTTGCGTCGTGCCGTCGGGTCGCCACGGCACGGACGAATCCGGCGAGTTGCTGAGGACGAACGGATCACGGGCGAGCCTTGCGCCGCATGCCAGGGCGCGCTCTCGCTGGCCGTTGCGCCACTGGCGCAGCAGCGCCACCGTGACGGCGTCGAGGCGCACCACCCGCACCCGGTTCGTCTTCGTGACCTTGGCCGTCCGGTCCTCGTTCAGCGACCGGCCGACGGTCATCGTCGCCACATCGAGGTCGATGTCCGACCAGCGAAGTGCTAACACCTCGCCACGCCGGGCACCGGTGGTGACGGCCAGACGGAGCCAGGCGTGCGTCTGCAGGTTCTTCGCTGCTTCGGCGAGGATCTGCTGCACCTGCGCCGCCGACGGCGGCTTCACCTTGCGGTCGGGCAGTGACGGCAGACGTGCGCCGCGGGCCGGGTGCGCACCAATCCATCCCCACCGCACCGCCTGCGTCAGCGCCGACGACAGCGCCGTGTGCAACTTGTGCACCTGGTGCACCGGTGCCCCGGCCCGCTCGGCGTCGACGTAGCCCCGGTCGAAGTCGGCGAGCGTCAGCCTGTCGACCCGCTTGCGGCCGAGCGATGTGGGTAGGTGGGCGAGAGCGACGCGGTAGGTGGCCACGCTCGACGCCTCGAGGCGCGCCGACGCCAGCCAGTGTTCGACGAGTTCGGCGAGCGTCGCATCGGATGAGCCGGTGCGGCCACCGGTGCCGACGACCATCTGCGCCAACGCCTGCTCGGCCTGCTTCGCCGTGCCCCGCACCGTCTTGGAGCGGCCGGCGGCTCGCAGTTCCCACACCCCCGGCCTGATCTCCCGCTTGCTGCCCGACCCGTATGCACGCTTCGTCATGGCGGTGATTGTGGGGGATTGTGGGATGGCGGTCAAGTTCCGAAGGTCCCGACCCGCTCGCCACCCCGTCTGACCTGGGGCTTTACGGTGGGCGTAGCCGGACTCGAACCGGAGACCTCCACCGTGTCAAGCTCACTACAGGTGCCCTGACCTGGGGTTTCTCGTTCCATCTCGCCGCATTTCGCCAGGTGGCGTTGCGGTGTCCCTGGTGGATTGTGGGGCGAACGTGGGATGGCCTGGTGTCGGTAGGGGCATTGACACGGACGCCACACTGGGCACATGCGTATCACCCCCATCATCGCCATCGTCCTTCTCGCCGGCTGCTCGTCGACGACCGAGACAGCCCCGACAACGGTTGCCACCACCACGCCACCGCCGACCACGGTGGCGCCCACCACACCGGCCGCGCCGTCGACCACGGCGGCCGTGACGATGAGCCGCGACACCTACATCGCTGTCGACAACTGCATCGATTCGCTCAGCCTGCTCACCAACCTCGACCGCCAGGACGGCAGGCCGATCAGCATCGACGAGGAGAAGGCGGCGTGCGACGCGGCCATCGACCAGTTGGAGGCCGACAGGCTCGGCGACACTCCCCTGGCTGAGGCGCTGATGTTCAGGGGGTTGGATGCGTCGCTGCTCGCTCTCAAGATCCTGCAGGGCACGGCGACCGAAGCGGACACCAAGGAGTTCGACGGGCAGTACCTGGAAACGTCGACGAAGTTGCGCGAGTTGCTCGACGAACTGTACGCCGCCTGAAAACGCCAACAGCCCCCCGCCTTGCGGCGAGGGGCGTGGCGTCGCACTGCTCAGGGGGCGCAGCGAACGAATCAGTCAGGCGGTAGCAGGTCGTACACGGCCATCAGGTCACGGCGGCGCTGCTCGAGGTGTCGGCGCTGGGCATCGGCACGAACGAGCAGCCGCTCCAGCGACAGCAGGTCGATGCTCGTCAGGCCGTGGCCTCTCGCATCAGCAACGAGGCGGGCCAACTCGGCGGTGATGTCGATCACAGCTCCGTCACCTCCATCACCATGCCGTCGGGGATGTGGATGATGTGGTCGAGCGCACCGTCGTCGCCGATCGACTGGGCGAGCGAGACGTGGCCGGGCTTCGGCTCGATGCGCCACCCGACGCTGGTGACGCGATAGGGCTCGGCGTCGATGTCGGCGGGCAGCACCCAGCCGCCCGCACGGTCAGCGTGAGCGTCGTGCCAGACGACGGCGATGGCGGTGCCGGTCATGCCCGGTACTCCTTGCCGTTGTGCATCGCCCAGCCGTCGTGAATGGCGACCGACTCGTAGGTGAACATGCCATCACCCTCTTGGTAGCGCACGACAGCGAAGCCCTGCTGCCAGTCCTCGGTGCGTCGCATCGGGCGGCCGTCGAGGTCGGTGCCGCCGCGGGTCGAGGGCACCACGCCGTCGATGCGGGCGAGACAGCCAGGCGACGCCGCCATCACTTCCTTCGGGCCGTCACGGTCCTCACGGGTGCGGGCGGCGTACTCGCGCCGATGGATGTGGCCGAAGATGACGCTCGTCTTCTCGGTGGCGAGGTACTTGTGGGCGGTGCTGCCACCGCTGGCGACCTTGTCGCCGTGGATGACCCGCAGCCGGTCGTTCAGCCAGACGTGCGACGCCGGGTAGCCGGGCACGAACTCGACGCCGTGGTCGTCGAAATGGCACAGATGCGGCAGCGACATCACCGGCCACGACTCCGGGGCGTTGCCTCGGCGCAGACCGAACGCTGCGCGGGCGTTGTCGAGGACGTAGTTGGGCAGGCGTTCCTCGTGGTTGCCTGCCAGCCAGACGATGCGCGCCCGTGGGGCAGCGTTGCGCACCTGGGCGGCGAGCACCGTCAGCCGGTCGATCGTCGCCTGCGTCGTCTGAGCGAACGCCGGTGAGAGCCGGTACTTGCCGAACTCGGCGAAGTCGGCGTTGTCGCCGACCATCACCACGACGTCGGGGTCGAGGCGGGCCGTCGCTGCCAGGGCCACGGCTAGGGCGCGCTCGTCGTGCAGCGCATCGAGGTCGCCGCTGGCCGTGCGGAAGTAGCCGACCTGCATGTCGGGCAGGATCACCGCCGTGCACCAGCCCGACGGCTTGGCGGTGGTCGCCTTCGGCGCGGGCACCTTCACCACCGGACCCGGCTGTACGACCGGCCAGGCCGGGCCGTCGACCCATGACGGCACCAGCTCGATGCCGTGCATGTCGACAGTGTGCGCCTCGCCCTGGTCGTCCTTGTAGAAGCCCTGCCATGCGCGCACCTTCGTCACCCTGGCGACGTCGTCGAGTTCGATGCCGGAACGGTCGAGCAGTTCGGCCAACTTGCCGAGCGTCGCCGACTTCGCTGGCTTGCGTTGCGAATCCGCCAGCACGGCGTCGATGTCAGGCGCTGGCACGACTACCCACGCACTCGCGCCGACGGTGCCGCTCGATCGAGCCTCGCGCCAGGGTCACGTCGATCCGGTCGAACGCCCCGATCAGCGACGACGCCGAGAACCGTTCGGTGTCGGCGAGGGCTGCCTCGAACTTGTCGCGCCAGTCGTCAGGCATGGCGGCGAGCGCCGTGCAGACGTTGCACTTGCCGCCGACCCGCTTGCGCTGCGAGTCGGCGAGGATGGCGTCGATGTCGACGCCGGTGGACTTGGCCTTGCTCACTGTTGCCTCCCTGTGGCAGTTGTGCCCGGCGCACACCGGGCGTTGGTGCCCGGCTCAGAGACCGGGCGGCACGACCGAGGCGGGCGACATGCCCGGCACTCGAGCGGATGCGATCGACGTCAGCAGCGACACCAGCGCCGCCGACGCTGCGAGCGCAGCGACGTTGCCGAGGTTGGCGCCCCACAGATCGGCGCCGACAGCGTCCTGGCCGATGGCGACGAGAGCGACCTGGGCGGCCGTCTTGATCGCACGCTCAGCAGCGTCGGCCCAGAACGCGCGGGTGAACAGGTGACGGGTCATGCGGGCTTCCTCCGTTGGCGCTTCGGTGGCTCGGCGGGCTCGTCGGCCTCGACGATGCGCAGCCGTTGCGAGTGGTCCCGCAGGTCGGCCTTCACCTCTCTGAGGTCGGCCTTGATCTCGATCTGATCGGTGCGCATGTCGCCGACGACAGCGGCGATGGTGTCCACCGTCGCGGCCGTCTTGGCGTGGTCGTTGCGGTTGTCGCGATGCACCCGTGCCTGCAGCCAGATCGTGGCGAGGCCGAACACACCGCCGATGATGGCGACGATGATGGTGGTCATGCCACCAACTCCGCCCAGCGCTCCTTGACCCGGCCGGGGCACGCCGTGGCGGCGACCTGGCCGTGCTGCACGATCCGCACGCCCGGCGCCACGGCCTGCGTCCACTTGAGGACGTCGACCAGCCAGCGGAACGAGGCGACCTGCGCATCGGTGCACGGATCGTTGACGCCGTTCAGGAACAGCACGCCGTACGAGGTGGCGTTGCGGCCTGCGCAGTGGGCGGCCTGGTAGGCGCCGGCGAACTCGGCGATGCGGCCGTCGGCGTGGATCACGTAATTGTACTCGTTCGCCCGCCACCGGTGGATCGACGCGATGGTCTTGGTCAGGTCGGCGTTGGCGTACGACCGCTTGACGCCGGTGTAGTGGGCGATGACCATGCCGAGCCGTGGCCGCAGCAGCGGCCGTGGCGTGATCCGGTCGATGTTGGTGACGCGGCCGGGCAGGCCGACGTCGAAGCGGGACAGGATGGCGGTCATCGCTTCACCGCCTGCAGTGCGGTCGCGACAGCGTCGGCGATCTGCTCCTCGAGCGTCTTCGGCGGCGGCGGCGGCGGAGGCGGATCGACAGCGACGAGCGCCGTGCCGGTCCACTCCGGCACCTTGCCGTCGGGCACCTCGCACTCATGCCAGGTGTACCCCTTGGCGGCGAGGTCGTCGGCGTCGATGACGGTGCCGGTCGAAACCAGGGTGCCGGTGTCGTCGGTGACTGCGTACCATGTGGTGCTCATGTGAGTGTCTCCCGCCAGATGATGTCCATGATGTTTGCGGTATGGCTGAGACTGGTTTGTGCTGCCAGTCGCGTCCCGGGCGGCCAGAAGAACGGCGCAATATGCGAGACGCCGTTGTAAAGGCTCGTGTTGGTGTTGTTGGCGGTGATGTAGCTGGTCACCGCAACTTCGGAACCTGCGGCACCCGTGCCGAAGCGAAACGTGCCTCCGCTGGCACTGCCCTGGTAGTAGGCATATCCGATCACCCAAACACCAGCAGCGACGGGCGGTGTCGTGGCGATTTCCGTCCATGAGGTCGAGCCGATGTTGTTGGTGGACTGCAACGCTCGCTGCTGCACTGCGTCGCGAGTTTGATTCGTTGCGAAGATGAACGTCATGTCGGTGCCGACTGTGTTGGTCGTAATGTTGCGAAGCGCCACACGCTGGCCCGATGCGACGAACACGCCATAGGGAAAATCGCCGTTGCCGGGCCAGTTGGCCATTCTGTTCCCGAGGTCGAGCCTGAGGACTTCACTGCCAGACGCACCGATGCCGAACTCAAAACGACCCTGCTGCGACGAGGACACCGCTGCGAAAATGACCGAGTCTTGCGGCATGGATGCCGTCACCTCGTACCAAACATTTTGCGTCATGTTCTGCGGCCCGAACCGCATCGTCCCCACGTCAAGCGCAGTCGATGCGAGCGTCAGAATGTTCGGGTAGAGGAACCCGCTCTTTACCAACGTCCACGCGCTGCCGTCCCAGTACCGGGGCGCACCGAGATCGGGTGAAGCGGTGACCGCCGACTGCATCCCGGTCGACGGTGACGGGATCGCAGCATCTCGGGCCGTCGTGGTGGCGAACACCATCACCGACTGATCGGCAAGGCTGGCGTTCACGTCGGCGGCGGTGACCTTCTCAAACGCTGTCCACTGTTTGCGTGGCATCATCGACCCCCTGTGGTCATGCTCTGCTCCAAGACGTGCCGTTCCAGTAGCGCCGCTCGAAAGGCGACGTGATCTGCACCTGCATCCCGGTCGTCGGCGACGGGATCGCCGCCGTCACGGCCGACAGCGTTGGGTAGATCATCACCATCTGATCGGCCAACTTGTTGAGGTCGCTGCGAGGAACGACGTTCCCGGCAACGGCCACGAACCGGCCACCGGTGAACGTCGCCGCAATGTCGGCCAGCGCCCAGCGATCCAACTGGCCGAGCACTTCATCGTCAAGCGTGAAGAACCGGTACCTCGCCGCCGACTGCAGCGACAGCGTGCACCGCCACACGCGATCGGCGGTCACCTCGTGGGAGATGCCACGAACCCAGCACGACTGGGTGATGGTGCCGCCACCCATTGGGTTGATGATGACCGTGACCTTCGATGCGATCTCCAGCGCCAGCAGCGCAGCGACCATCGACGTGTCGCCGCGAGGCAGCAGCGTCACCGTGTCGACCCGCAACTCAGGGTCGGCGCCGATATACAGCGCCAGTTGCGCCCACGCATCGGCGGACGCCTGCGTCGAGAACGGTAGGTCGGTCGCCGTCAGCGTCGCGAACAGCCCCGCCGTGTACTTCCCTGCGGATCCGGTGTCGCTCAGCGTCGTCACCGTCGGCGACCCGGCCAGGGCATAGATCACCCGGTTCAGCAACTGCTCATCGTCATAGACCATCGCCACGTCGGCGTAGGCGACACCGGTGCCGTCGTCGGCGAACGTCATCGACGACGCACCATTCAGCGCCTCGGCGAACGTGCGGAACGCGACGACGCCATCAGCACGCACCCAGCAGTCGCCGACCTCGGCGTCGACAACCGTGCCGACCTGATCCCACACCGACCCCTCCAGCGTCGTCGCCGCCAGGGCCACGCCACCGCCGGAGATGTCACGGTCGCCGACTGGCCAGCCGGCGGCGTCGAGGATGCGGGTGATGCGCGCCGACGCCGTCTCACCGGCACCGACAGCGGCGACCGCTGCCAGGTCCATCTGCGACAGCACCGACACCGCATCGGCGGCCGTGACGGTAACGACCGGGTCCATGCCGTACGAGCGCCACTGCAGCTCGATGTCGACCACTCGGCCGGTGAACACTGGCACCATTGTCGACCCGTTCGACACCGTCAGCCTGAGCGGCACGCCGGTGTAGAAGTCGGTGTTAGCGGTCGGATCCCACTGGCGCGCACGGTTGAGCAGTTCGACCGTCACGGTGCCCGCCTCGGTGCGGCGAGTAACGCCGCTCACCGACCGGGAACCACGACTCGTCGACACGCCACGCACGTCGGCGGTGGCGTCGACCCAGCGGCGCAGGAACAACTCGACCCGCCACTCGCCGAGGGCGAGCACCGGCAGCGATGCCTCCGGTGGCTGGCCGACGATCGCCGAGCGGGCCACGTCGGCGGCAAGCGTCGCCGGTGCGGTCAGCACGCCCTGTCCGGTGGACAGCTTCGGCGCCATCACGGCGCGCATCGGCTATTCCTCCCAGACGGCGTAGACGTTCAGTGCGCTACCGGCACCGGAGCCGAAGTTCCACAGCACCAGGCCGCCGACGCCGGCGGGGCCGACAGCGAACATCGGATCGAACGTCCAGATCACACCCGCCCCGATGGTGGCAGGCAGAGCGATGCGGCGCAGCGAGTTGGCGATCGTCACCGTCGGCGCCGTCGACCAGGCGGTGTCGACGTTGGCGATCGACGTGGGGTCGCCGGTGTCGAACGGCTGGCCGATGATCGACGTGGTCGGGACGA